CGCATTGAAGCCATGGTGGCTGATACGCTGCGCAAGGTGGACAAGCGCCAGCAGCAGCAGCTCTACGCTGCTGTGGAGAAGGCTATCGGCATCAGCACAACCGCACTGGCTGCCCGTGAAGGCATGACGTACCAGATCAATGCACTGGTGACGGAAACGGCGCAATGGGTCAAGAAGCTGCGTGACGAGACCCTGGAGACGTTCACCAACAACACCCTTCACGCCATGACGACCGGGGACAACCTGGAAACGATCATGGATCAGTTCAAGAACGTTGCCGAGAAGCGCAAGAATCACGCCAAGTATCTTGCCCATAACCAGATTCAGAACTTCAACAGCATCACCAGTAAGATCAGAGTCCAGAAGCTGGGCATCAAGAAGGCAGTGTGGGAGACAGCCGGGGATGAATCCGTCAGGCCGTCACATGCTGACCGCGACGGGAAGGAGTTCAACATTGACGAAGGGCTGTACAGCAGCCTGGACGGTGAGTACCTGATTCCCGGCGTCGATCACAACTGCCGGTGCACGGCACGGTATATACTCGAAGACGAAGAACCCTAAGTGGTTGTTCTTGACGCTCCGTTACCATACACTTAGACTCATGTAAACTAATTTGGCGCTGCACTCATGTCTGAAATCCTCATTGGCACATTCGCTGATTCCGTCACCTGGAACGACCAGGAGAAGACGGCGGTGTCTGTGCGTGATGGTGTCCTGGAGTACCTTGGCGCTGAGCTTGGTATGGAGCCTGCTGAGAAGACGTTCACCGTCTACCGCTCCCCGGCTACCATCGCACGCGCCAACGCTGCCATGGTGGGCGTGCCCCTCACTGACGGGCATGTCACCGTGGGGGAGGACGTTCGCAACCCTGTTGGTTCGGTGCTGGATTCCGAAATCATTGACTTCATTGACGAAAGCACCGCGTCACACTTGGCGCTGCGTAATCGTGTTAAAATCACTGACGCCATAACCGGGGCGCTGCAAACTGGAAAGCGGCAACTGTCGCTGGGCTACAATGCCAATCTGGTGCCGCATGAGCGCTGCGACTTTGAGCAAACCAACATTCAGCCGCATCACTTGGCTGTTGTACCGGCTGGCCGCTGTGGTTCGGCCTGCTCTTTTATTGATCGACAACCAACCGAGGTAGAACCTATGAAGACCAAGCAGAAAACCGGCGATCAACCGGAACTGCACACGGCTTTCGTGGATGCCGAGGGTCAGCCGAATCTGCAACAGATCGTGGAGATTGCGCAGCAGCTACCCGAAGCCCTGAAGTCTGTCCCGATGGACAAGCTGCAAGAGATCATGCCGACCTTGCAGGAAATCGTTTCCATGGGTGGTGCTCCGGCAGCCGTTGAAGAGCCGATGGAAGACGAAGAGACTCCCCCTGCTGAGGAAGAGCCGATGGAAGACGAAGAGACTCCCCCTGCTGAGGAAGAGCCGATGGAAGACGAAGAAAAGCCGTCCGTGCCTGTGACGGATACTGCCGAGTTCAAGGATGCTGTGACATCCGCGATCCGGCGTCACACTGAAGTCATCGAGAAGGCCAAGTCTTTCGTTGACGAGTCCTATCAGTTCGCTGGCAAGACCACTGACCAGATCATGCGGGATGCCCTGGCTGTCGAACACGGCAAGCAGGAGTTCTCCGACGCTGAACTGTCGGTTGCCTTCAAGCTGCTGAAGAAGACCGGTACTGACCTGCGCACCTTCGGCGATGCTTCTGCCAGCGCCGGTAAATTTTCATCCATCGCTGACAAGGAGCTGTAATCATGGCTTTCGAAACTGGATACCTTGACGATCCTCAGAAGGTTGGGACCGGTGAGCGCTACGGCAACAACAACATCGTCCTGACTGCCCGCACCTTTGAAGACGGCCTGAAAGTGGGTCACTTCGCCAAACTGGACGCGGGCTCCCTGGACAACTTGGACACTTCCGCCACTCCTGTCATTGCAGGCGTGGTGCTGCGTAACCCCGCTGCCCCTGTCGAAGACGGCGCTACCGTCGATGCCAACCTGTATGGTCAGGTTGAGTACATTCGTCAGGGTCTGGTCACTGTGCGTGTTGCTGAGGGTGAGACCCCGGCGCAATTCGGCACGGTGTATGCGGACAACGCGACCGGTGAAGCTACCGCCACTGACACCGATATCGAGGTGTCTGGCGAGTTCATCGAAGAAGTTCAAGATGGCGTCTGGCTCATTCGCCTGTACTAAGGAGGCATTCAATGAAACTCGGTAACCTGTACGACCTGGCCTCCTTTGAGGCGTTCTGCGACTCTGCCAGCCAGCGGGGCTTCACTGACGCCTACGCTGGTACTGTGCTGGCTCGCAACCTCACCGCGATTGACCCGCGCGTGTTCGAGAAGAAATATCCCGAACTGGCGCTGATCAACTCCGGTGTGGAAGCGGACAACTCAGGCGGCTATGCCCGTCGCATTCAGTCCCTGCGTCTGCAAGACCTTGGTGGCTTCACCACCAGCGGCGATGCGTCCGACAACAAGGGCAAGATCAGCCTGGCGGGTGAAGATTCCTTCCTGCGTGTGGTGGAGCGTGAATCCCACTCCAAGTGGACGGATTCTGAAATCCGTGAAGCTGAGCTTCAGGGTATCAACCTGCCCCAACGCTACGTTCAGGCTCACAACCGCATCTACATGCGGGAAGTGGATCAGATCGGTCTTGTTGGTGGTATCGGTAACGAAGGTCTGCTGAACTACAGCGGCTTCACTGCTGATTCTTCTGCTGGCGCTATCGGTACCCTGACCGCTATCGAGAAGTATGAAGCCTTCGCGGATGGGATCACCACCCAGCGCAACGCGGTGAACAACACCCCGGAATACAGCGTCAATCGCGTCATCACTTCTGTTGAAGTGCTGAACGACCTGGCGGCAACCATTCTGGATACCGCTGCCGGTAGCATGAGCGTGCTGGCTGCCCTGCGTGCGAACTTCCCTGACGTGACCTTCATGTCCAGCTTCCGCGCTGGTGATGTGGGTGGCACGTCTGCCACGGTGTTCTACAGCAACAACACCGAGGTCATGAAGATGCGTATCCCGCAACCTCTGACCATCGGTGAGATTATCAAGCTGGGCTCTTTCGACTTCCAGGTAGACAGCAAGTACCGCATTGCTGGCCTGGACGTTCTGGAAGACACTGGCGGCTACATTCTCACTGGCCTGTAAGCCCTGACAGCCCCTGGAGACAGGGGCTTTCCCCCATGGAGAGTTGAATCATGACTGAAGAAACCAAACAGCCGGAAGAACAGCAGCCCGAGGCCCAGGCAGCAGCCCCCAAGCGCCGTGGTGCCAAGGCTAAACAGCCGGAACACGGTATTAAGAACATGCGCTCTGGTGACATGAACATCGGTGGACGCCTGTTCATGAAGCCGGGTCAGGTGGTCGAGCTGACTGCTGATCACAAGAAGGACAAGCGCCTGATGAAGAAGATCGAACACGGCGTGAAAACTGGCGTTCTGGCTGAGGTGTAACCATGGCACTGATCGATGACTTTAAGGCGCGGTTTCCTGAGTTCGACACCGCTGTTGTCGATCAGTACCTACCCGTTCTTGAAGACGTGTGGCCGTGTTACTACGGTCAGGCGTATGCGGCCTGCAATAAAGAGATCGTGCTGAACCTTGTTGCCCACCTGCTGGTGATTCAGTCCGCCCCGAGTGCAGCACCCATCAAGGAAGAGTCCAGCCGCTCAGTTGGCAGCGTGTCAACCAGCTTCGAGGCACGCGCCAGCGCCAGTAATTTGAGTGACTTTTTCGGCTCAACCAAGTATGGTCAGATGTACTTGATGCTGACTTCAACCCGCCGCCGTGCCTATTTTGTGTGATTCCTTGCGTCTGTGTGCTTCCGCCCCATCTCCCCACGGGGCTTTTTTTCGTCTAGACTTGGGCTTATGAGCACACCTGAAGAAACCAAGAAGATGATGGACAACTACCTGAAGCAGTTGGAGCAGGCGGTTGACACATCGGTGAAAGTCGGCCTTCCCTCCGATAAGGTGGGCAGCGAGGTCTATGGTGACGGTGTGACGATCATGCAGGTAGGCGCACAGCACGAATATGGCACTGAGAAAATGCCTTCCCGTTCATTCCTGCGCATGCCTTTCGATGTGAAGCGTGACGAGATTAACAGCTTCATCGGCCTTCAGTTCAAGGCAGTGCTGGAAGGTAAGCGATCCGCCAATGACGCCATGGAGCTTGTTGGCGTGAAGGCGACGAACATCAGCAAGGCAGCCTTCCGCAATAACGGCTATGGGCAGTGGGCACCGCTGGCGGAAAGCACGAAGGACATCAAGCAAGAAGCCGGGAAGACAACTCCGCTGGTCTGGTCTGGTATCCTGCGCAACTCTATCACCTGGAGCATCGAGTAATGTTGCCGAACGTCAGTAGCGCCCTGCTGGGCTGGACACAACCGGTGCTGGTCAAGACCGTGACCAAGACCACCGTGGATTTCGTGGAGACGGAAGTGGTCACTGGCGAGACCGTGCAAGCGGTGGTGCAACCCACCAAGAAGACAACCCTCAATGCCGATACCCTGGACTGGTCACAACCTCACATCACCCTGCACAGTGAGACGCTGCTGGCGTTGGGTCAGCTTGTCGAACGCAATGGCGCTGACTACAAGGTGGTGGAGGTGCAGGACTGGACAGACTACGGCTACTGTGAGGCCGTCTGTGAAGCGACACGGCGTCCCGTGGTGGAGGTGACACCGTGAACCCCCTGATTCTGCTGGCGCTGGTCATACGCGACCTGCTGCCCCATCCTGAAGAGCTGATCCGCTTCGGGCGACTCAATGAAGAACGCGAGTGGTTCGATGACAACTACATCGTGGTTGACCGCCTTGCACCAGGGCAGCCGATGACGCGAAGCGAGCGTTATGATGGTGACGCTGAAGAGTTGACGCTTTCCACCAGGATGCGCCAACCGGTGACAATAGATTTCTTCGGCGAGAACGCATACACTAACGCAGAGAAATTGCAACTGTTACTCAAATCTGATAAAGCACTCGACCTGCAAGAGCAGTATGCTGTTACCGTAGGCGGTGCGAGTCAGATCACTGATGTGAAGGCGCTGACTGGTCAGCAATATGGTAACCGTGTGCAAGTGGAGCTTACCATTCAATACAGCCCGTCTATCACCCTTGATGTTCTGAGGATTGATACGGCGGTTGTTGAAACAATGTCGGATTGAGGGTCTATCAATGACTGCCAGTATCACGAACATCATCAACGTCGCACTGATTCCTGAGGGGCAGGCAGCGGCACGCGACAACATGAATGTCGTCTGTCTCATGACGAGTGAGCAAGGCGTTCTGTCGTCTGCTGAGCGCTTCCGTGCGTATCGCAGTGCCCAGGCTGTTGAAGCCGATTGGGGGACCGCCAGCGCGGTGTCTCAGTACGCTGCGACCTTCTTCAGCACGCAGCCCAACGCGGTCAACTTCGGCGGTTCGCTGATCGTTGGCTTCTACCGAGGGCAAGAAGAGACCGTAGCGGCTACCGCTGCCAGCCTCACCGGGGTCCAGCTTTCCGAACCCGCCACCCTGCAAACCCTGAACACCATCGACAACGGTTCGTTCAATGTGGAGGTGGGTGGTGTTGAGCAGACGGTTGCCAGCCTGGACTTCCGCACTGCCACCAGCTTCGATGACGTTGCCGAGACCATCGACGCTGAGTTGACCGGGGCGACCTTCGAGCATGTCAACGG